AATTAAAGTTCCTGTTGCTGTAGGCAGTGTTAGTACCGCAGAACTACCAGCAGAATGAGGTTGAGCTTGTAATGTTTGAGCATGAGCATTTGATGACTCACAATAAAATTTAACTTTTGATACATTACCAGTACCAGTTCTAATATCTATTAATCCATCAGATACTGAAATACCACCAGAACTACCATTGCCATCTAATAATACTTTACCAGATCCATTTGGTAATACAGATATGTTTCCATTAGAAACAGAAACTACTTCTGATATTACTGGTGATGTTAAAGTTTTGTTTGTTAAAGTTTGAACACCATTTAAAGTTACATCTCCAACATTAGATGGTACGACAACTGTAAAAGTAATACTAACTGAACCAATTGAACCAGAATTGTTTGTAGTACATAAAAAGAATTTATCAGCTCCTGCTGAACCTTCTTGTACAATTACCATTTGACCAGCTAGTTCTGCAACTGTATCAAACTCAGGATCTCTTGCAGCATTTTGACCTGAAGCTGCTGTTAAATATACACCATTTTGTGTATCAGTTGATTGATTTTTAACTAATATTCTATCGCCCTCTACAAGTGTAACACCATCTAAAGTATCACCAGCTTGTAAGTCTGTTGCTGTTGTAATGTTAGCTGTTGTTGCTACTCTACAAATAATTCTAGTTTTTAATCCTGTAACTAAATTATCTACATAAACTTTTGTTGCTGCATCTGAACTAGAAGATGGAGTTCCAAGTCCAGTAATTGATCCACCAGATATTGAAACACTATTAGCAGCTTGAGTTGCAATAGTTCCTAATCCTAAAGAAGCTCTAGCAGTAGCACCATTTTCTGCTACCCAAGTTGATCCATTACCAACAATTAAATTACCATCTGTTTTTGCTAAATTACCAATAGCTGTAAGATTAGCATTGGATGCACCTTTAGCATCTATTTGATCTTGAATATTTGAACTTACACCATTTAAATAACCAAACTCTGTATTAGAGATTGTACCATCATGTATTTTAGTAGCTGCAATTGCTGCACTAGCATTTACATCTGCATTAACAATTGCACCATCTGTTATTTTAGCAGAAGTAATTTGTGAGTCTGCAATCTTAGCAGTTGTAATTTGAGAGTCTGCAATGTGTGCAGTATCAATACTGCCATCAACATAGTGTTCTGAATTTATACTGTCGTCAGCTATTTTAGCACCAGTAATTGCATCACTAGCAATTTTAGCTGTTGTAACATTACTGTCAGTAATTTTAGCTGTTGTAATTTGTGCATCAGCAATATGAGCTGTATCTATTGAACCATCTACATAATGTTCTGAATTTATACTATCATCTGCAATCTTAGTTCCATTAACTGCATCTGCTGCAATCTTTGCAGTTGTAACAGCACTATCAGAAATATTAGATGTACCAATAATTTCTGTAGGAATAGATGAATTAGTTTTTGTAAGTATTGCAAGATAAACTGATAGAGTTTCATTTGCTAATGATCCACTATCCAAAGTTACATTAACAGTTGTGTTTGTAGAAAAAGATGAACTAGCAATTACTCCATATCTAAATGCAGCAGTAGTTCCTAAATAAATTTTTATTCTTCTACCTGCATGATATTCTGAAGTTACATCAGCACCATTAATAGTAAAAGAAGTTGTACTTACATAAGCTGCTGTATAAGAACCAGAACCATCACCATATTCTACCCATTGTGCGTCATTGTAAAAATCTCTAGTGTTCTTCATCAATGCTCTGATTGCATTGTTTAGATTTGAAGGTAGCATTCCTTCTGCTGTAGAAATACCATTAAGTGTTGTATTGTCAGCTTGTACTGTTGAATAATCTTTTATACCTGCCATTTTAATCTCCTAAGAACCAAGCAAATGCTTTGTTATTTTCTTGATTTTTTTCATTTATTAATGCGTTAATAGCTTCCTCAATTTGTCTTTGAAAAAACTCTTGTGTTTCAAAACTGTATCTAACATTATCTATATCAGTTTTATCTGTCATCTCAACCCTGATCTTGATGCAACTAAATCTATTCCTTGAGCATCTTTCCAAGCACCGCCACTTGGTATTTTAACATTAACTTTAACATATCTTCCAGATTGTCTTACTGGATTAATGCCTGTTGAGTTCATACTTGAAACAGTTGATTCTGTAGCACTATCAGCAAGTCTATCTCTAGTTTTTAAAGTAACTGTAGCTGTTGCATCTACTATAGGTCTTACACCTATTATAGACGATCTTGTTCCTGGAAACAACTCTAATTCTGTAGTTTCTATTTCTCCAACATTATCTGTACCTGAAAAAATTGCAGCTTTAAAATCACTATCTATTGCACCAAGTAATAATTGTCCACCTGACCAAAAATCAGTATCTAATGATATATTAATATTATCTAAGTTTTCTGAAATAATATCCATAAGTTCTACTGTATAAGCTCCAACGAATTGTGAGAATATTGTACTAGCATTTGTAGTAGCAGTTGACCATTTTTGAGTAGCATAATTATAAATTAAAACTTTATCACATATACCAGTAGTATTAGATGTATCAGCAGAAGATGGATATAACCAAATTGCTAATTGATTAAAAGGATCTGTAGCTGCAACTATTCTATCAGCGAATGCTTTGTTTAAATCTAAATCAAAAAATCTATTTACTTTTTCTGCACCTATTGCTGTAACTTGATCTCCATTAACTTCAAAGAATCCATCATCAGCATAAAAGAAAACTCTACGATTATCTTGGCAAACTGTTCTACCATATACTGCACCTCTATTAGGTGAAATTACTGATAGTCTAAATACTGTTGCACCACCGACATAGTCCATTCTAATTATTTGGTTTTGTCTAAATACATAACCAATCTCTCCAGATGTTATGTGAACAATTTGTCCACCTGATCCTGGTAGGTCTTGCAAGTCTGATTGTTTAGTACCTGATTCCCAAGTTGTAATATCATTAATTCCAGACCATTGTATTCTATTGGATGCACCAACATGATTACCTGTTACTAAAAAATCTCTTATGACACCTGAACATTTAAATACTGGTACAGTACCTGATGTTCCTATAGTTGATAAATCAGTAAAAGAAGATGATGTTCCCATTAAATAAAATTGAGGTGCATCAACTCCATTACTTACAATTACATAATTACCAAATTGAGTAAATGTAATATAATCTGTTGCATCTCCAGTTAAAGGAGTTCCACCATAAAAACTTGTTACAGTTAATCTAGTTGTGTCAGATGATTCATTTACTAAATTAACATTACCTACAACAGCTCTTGTTACAGTTACAACTGCACCTGATACAGTTGCTGAAAAATCTGCATGACCATTAATAGTATTTTTTAAATTTGTAGCAGTTGTATCGTTATTTGTTTGAACTTGAAATTCATTAGTAGATGGTGATCCAGTTGTTGAAGTAAAAACAATAGATGTGTTGTCATTTTTTTTTAAAGTAACAGTTTTACTTGCACCAATATTTGCATAGTCTGAAACTGTAATTGTGCAAGTTGCAAAAGCTGTACTTAAAACTTTTCCTCTTGCACCTCTTTCTGTGAAAGCTCCACCAGTTAATTCAAAAATAGTTTCTTCATTTGCAACAAAATTAAATACTGTATTAGAGTTATCTCTAAAAGAACCTGCACCTCTTGAATTTTTTGTAATTGTGTTTGTAGAATAATTAACTAATGAAGGAAATCTTTTATAAGAATTTAAAGCATAATAAACATTGTTAGCAACATTAGCACCAGGATTGTTATGCTCTGGTTGGTCAGGTAGCCATTCGCCAAAAGGTACTTGCATTATTCTCCTATTGGTTATTATTTGTTATTGCAACATAGTTATCATTAAAAGAACTAGCAACAGTCACATCACTTCTTTGTTGTAAGGGTGCATTACCATATTGATCTTCTCTATCATTTCTTTCAAGTCTTTCAAGTGCTGTTGAATACATTTGTTGCCATTGTTGAACTTGTCTTGGTTCTATACCACCTAAAAAATTAGCAGCATGATATAAAGATCCATATAAATATATAGCTGGATGATGTGTTAAAATATAATTTGAAGTATTTGAATCTGATAGTGCTGGAAATTTAGCATAGTAATTTAATGTTCCTGTATATGCAGCAGATGGTATTGGTGCAAATCTAAAATTATCTCCAAGTATTGTATAACTACTTGGCATACCAGAAGTAGAGCTTCCTTTGATTTGATCCATTTGTGCAGGTGTAATATATTTTAAAGCATATTTAGTTCCACCTTCAGTTATAAAGAAATCTCTTATCTGTAAAAAATCAGCAGGTATAGATTCTGTTTCTGAATCTATTGTAATAGAAGTAGATGTAATCATTTTTCTAATTCTTAATTTAGAATTTAAATCTGCTTCTGTTAAAACTATAAAATCATCTGCTATTTCTGATGTTAAATCTGATCTGTTTAACCAATTTGCTATTGAAGTTTTTAATGTTGAATAACTAGTTAGTGCCATTATAAATTACCCTCTGCTGTTTTAAATAATCTAAATTCATTAGAATTTAATTTTTTTTTTAATATTTTTTTTTGGACATCTACTGGTAGTCCAAACCAATTGTTACTACCATTATACTCATTTGCCCAGACAGATAAAGCTATTGTTGGAATACTGGCTACTCTTTTCATATCTCTTGATTTAGAATAACCATCATTTAGATTATATAATCTTTTATTATGTTGAATATGTGGATTAATATTAACTTCTTCTTTGGTTACAATTTTACCTTCCATGTCATCTTTTATGTAGGTAGTTTTTTGTAGTCCATCAATAGTAATATCTTTTCTCATACTCTGCCTTGTCCTTTATAACGATTTTTTTTAGCCATTCGTTTTTCGTTTTTGTTCAAATCCTTTTTATGTCGTCTTGGTCTTTTTTTTGGTTTAGGTCTTGGAACAAAGTGAACAAACTTTTGTCTAGCCACTACGCACTCATTTCAGTAACATATACATTTGTAGATGTACCATGAAATACTGCAATCTTTTCGCCAGGTGAAACTTTAAATATTTCTATTTCGCCAGATGGTAAAAGAGCTGATGTTGCACTTGCAGTAGGTGAAGAACCTAAAACAAAATGGCAATTAGCATCTCCAACTACTCTTATGTATTCAGTTTGTGAACCAAATGCAGCAGAAGCTGTTGAAGAATTATTAGTATTAAGTTTCTGTGTAGTACCAGGTCTTAAAGCATAATTATAACTCATTTTTTCTCCTAATTTTTGAGGGGGGAAGTATCGCTAGACAAGATCCCCCCAGTTATTATTTATCTTCTTATAACAAATGTCACAAGTAATTTTTTAGCTCCAGTAGATGCACCATCAGTAATCATTTCGATAGTTCCATCTTCTTCAACTCTATTAGCAGCAGTAGGTTCAGCAGAATCTACAGTACCAGCAGCAGAGCCAGAGTGAGCTACAGTTATTGCACCACCAGTTACAGCAGTACCACCTATTTCAAAAGTGATTGCTGCATCTCCACCTGAAATAGCACCTTGTAAAGCAGTTATAATTTTAACTACTTTTCCGCCATCAGGAATAGCAACAAAAGTTGATGAAGCTGTTGATACATC